AACCTACTAGAATAAAAGAAGAAGGTCTACCTATAGTAAAATATGATTTAACACCATACGGAATATTTGACAATGAATAACATAGGAATAGAAGTTGTCTTTTGGACAATACTAGCACTTTATCTTTTAACTAAATTAGGGGTATTTAAAAAGTGAAACTTACACAAGAACTTATTGATAAGATTCAAGAGGCAATGTTACATACCAACTTGAAAGGTGAAATAAACTGGAAAGATGGTGATGACATAGAAGTTAATTTAGCAGGAACTTTCGCAAAGGATAAATTTATTGTAATTAAAAATAAAACGAAAGACCCAGTAGTATCTGCTGCACCACATCCTAACTTTGATTACGAAAAGAAGGAGTGGAAGAAATGAGTGAAGAAGAATTACAAGAACAAATCATACAACAGATTGAAGTTTTAGTTGAAGAACTAGGTGGTAGTATGTGCCACTCTGTAAGGTGTAACAGTATGGGTAGACAGAGTAAAGTTATAGAGATAGAATATAATGTAGAAGGATAAAATTACATTATGAATATTTTTGTTACTGATCCATCACCAACCATATCAGCACAAGTATTACCTGACAAACATGTTGTTAAAATGCCTTTAGAATCTTGCCAGATGCTTGCTATTGTTTGCTCTGAAAAGTGGGGTCATGGATACGGTGAAATACACAAAAAGAATGGTGAACCATATAAAACTGATAAGGGTGCATTTAGAGGGCATCCTTGCACCATCTGGGCGAACGAATCCAACATAAATGCTTGGTGGTTAGTTGCCCACGCTATGGCACTCTGTGAAGAGTATACACATCGCTATGGTAAAGTCCATAGTTGTGAGAGCACCGTCCTTGAAGCAGGACATCTAATTCCATTTACAATGGAAAGACCAAAATCATTCGCATTTGCAGGACCCGATGAGTTTAAATATGACACAAGCATTGACACTTTTACTGCTTACAAACGTTATATATCGTCCAAACCTTGGGTTGCATTTAATTATCTACGTGACCCATCCAGACAACCTTATTGGCTATGAAAGAATTTGACTATGACCTCGATTACAAAAAACTTGATTTTACAAATACGGAAACTCGTGAACTTTATCGTATTGGAAGGGGAGAGCAAGGAGTTCTATTGGTTCGCCCTTATACTAACATTATTTGTAATCATTGGAGATTCAAAACTCCTAGAGAAGCAATAATATCTTCTAATCGTATTTTTGGAATGTATCTTGATTATCGTGATGAAGGAGACTTTATTGGCATGGATATGTGTCGTAAATTTTTAGAGATGGGATTTACAAGAGCAAGAAGATATGCAAATCACAACTCTGGAAGAAAATATAAAAAAGGAACAAAAGAAGTATTACCTCAAGAAGAAGATAACTTAAGTAGCAAGTACGCAGAGTCGGCAAGAGTATTTAAAAAGGTTCGTGACATTGTTGCAAAAAGCGATGTTTATGTTAAAATGAGAAAAGAATGGAGAGCGAAAGAAAATGACAGAGTTAATTGCTAAAGAAGACCCAAGGTATTTTTCGCAAACTTCTGATAAACCTTATGACCGACATAATTACAGAATAGTTTGTCAAAACAAATCTTTTGTGGTAGAATCTTGGGATGAGGTTCAAGAATATTGGTGGAATAATTGTAACTCACCTTGGTTTGAAGGAACAGTTGTTCATGTTATTGACAAACCAAAACCAAAGAAACAATCTAAAGGTTTTAAATGAATTTGTTAGTCGCAGGAAGAATCACAGGTTCAGTGTTGATTATTTGTGCGTATTTTGTTATACTACATGTATCAACATTTTATGGAGCGATAATTCATGTTATCGCTGATGTTATTTGTATTCCATTTTATATTCACAATAAACAATGGGATGTAGCGATTATGCTAGCTTTTTTAATGAGCATAGCAATTAGTAAAGTAGCAATTTTATTATGAGTGATTTTATTTGGGTCGAAAAATATAGACCCAAACTTATTGATGAGTGTATTCTACCTGACAGTATCAAGAAAACATTTCAAGATTTTGTAACAGCAGGTGAGATACCAAACATGTTATTATCAGGCCCACCGGGGATTGGTAAGACCACAGTTGCAAAAGCATTATGTGAACAATTAGGAGCAGATTTCTATGTTATTAATGGGTCGGATGAAGGTCGTTTTCTTGACACTGTTCGGAACAACGCGAAGAACTTCGCATCTACCGTCTCTCTTACAAGCGAGTCGAAACATAAAGTCATCATCATTGACGAAGCAGACAATACCACTTCCGATGTACAGCTCCTTCTCAGAGCGTCTATTGAGGAGTTCTCCAAAAACTGCAGGTTTATCTTTACCTGTAATTACAAAAACAAAATTATCGACCCTTTACATAGTAGGTGTTCTGTTGTTGATTTCTCAGTTAATAAAAAAGACAAACCAACAATAGCAGCACAATTCTTTGCAAGATTAAATTCTATTCTAGAAGAAGAAAAAGTAGAGGCAGATAAGAAAGTTCTTGCAGAACTCATTAACAAACATTTTCCAGATTGGAGAAGAGTTCTTAATGAGTGTCAAAGATATGCAGTTAGTGGTAAAATAGATAGTGGTATATTAGCTGCCTTTTCAGATGTTGCTGTAAATGACCTTATTAAAAATCTTAAACAAAAAAACTTTTCTGAAGTTCGTAAATGGGTTGTCACAAACTTGGATAATGACACTTCTGTTTTATTGCGTCGTATTTACGATAGTTTATATGATTCATTGGAGCATAGAAGTATCCCTGCGGCTGTCCTTATTCTGGGAAAATATCAATTCCAGATAGCATTTGTCGCAGACCAAGAAATCAATCTTCTTGCTTGCTTAACAGAAATTATGGTGGAGTGTGAATTCAAATGAACTCAGAACAATTCTGTAAAACAGAAGAGTGGATAGAATTTAGAGATGCCTTGTGGAAAAAGTTCTATCACATGGAAAGTTCATTATATTTTATAGAAGATAAACAAGAGTGGATAGAAATGGGATGTCCTAGAGGTCCTCATCCTATGGACTCTGGACATTATATCAAGTGTTCTTACTGTGGTTGGTATGGTCAACCAGATGGAAAGAATTTTTTATTATTTGATCACATTTTACCAGTATATAAGTACCCACATTTAAGATTAAATGAAAGTAATCTTACTATCTGTTGTGCTGAATGTAATAAAAAGAAGGGTGGTCTTGTAGGTGATCCTACAAGGTTGACAGATATAATGCTACAGTATCAAGAAGATGCTGAGAGTAATCTTAAATTAGACTTCATGAATCCTTCTAAATTTTATAGAAAGATGAAGAAGATAGACGGGATGTATCATGAATACTTCGTACCGTTTAAAGGACTTAAAACACATCAACTATATGTGGGAGCATAAATTCAAATGACTATTAAATTAATTCGTATGTGGTCTGGTGAAGATGTAATCGCCGACGTTATTGAAGAGAATGAGTATACAATTACGATGGAAAATCCAATCGTTGCTGTGCCATCTCAACAACCAGGACAAATTGCATTTGCTCCTTGGTCTCCTTTACATGCTAAAGGTAAAATAAAAGTTACTGAGAAGTATGTTGTTTATATAGGAGAACCTCAAGAAGAAATTGTTGAGGAATATAAAACTATGTTTGGTAAGATATCAACTCCTACTAAAAAATTGATTATTTAATTATGACTAAATCAACATTTACAAAAACAAAAGCACAAATGAAATCATCAAGTTATTATACATTTTGGGGTATAGCAACAGTAGCTGTTGTTGCAGGTCAAATTTATGTTGGCACTGGATATAGATCTATGTCAAAATCATTAGATGCGTGGTTTGACAAAACTATAAGTATTATGATACAAAAACGTCTTATGGGACAACCAGAAAGAGGAGGAGTAGAGTTCTTAAATCGTTCTGATCGTAGACCTGTCGAAAGTGATCCTGATGATTATATCATTTGGGAAACAACTGAAAGTAATGTTAATGTCAATTAAATCTCTTAAGACTCCATTAAGATATCCTGGCGGTAAATCAAAAGCAATTAAAACTTTATCACAGTGGTATCCTAAAATAATATCAGAGTATCGTGAACCTTTTATAGGTGGTGGTTCGATTGCGATTGATATTACAAAATCTAATCCAGATATACCAGTTTGGATAAATGATTTGTATGTTCCATTGTATAATTTTTGGGTACAACTCAGAGATCGTGGTGAAGAATTATCAGAGAGAGTTCGTGAAGAAAAACAAAATACTCTTGATGAAGGAGATAAAGATAAAGTAACTGCAAGTGCAAAAGAATTATTTAATAAGTATAAAGAAGAAATTGATACTTATGATGACTTTGAAAAAGCAGTTGCATTTTTTATTATAAACAAATGTAGTTACTCTGGTTTAACAGAGAATAGTACATTTTCACCAACAGCATCTAACGCTAATTTCTCATTAGTTGGTGCTGATAAATTAAATGAGTTTTCAAAGTTAATTCAACATTGGAAGATTACAAATATTGATTACTCAGAAGTTATGAATGCAGATGGTTCTGACAATACATTTGTATTTCTAGATCCTCCATATGATATTAAAGATTTTTTATATGGTAAAAATCGTGAAATGCACAAGTCATTTGATCATAATTTATTTGCAGAAAATGTTTACAAATGCTAATATAACTTTATGATTACCTACAATGTTAATCATCGTTTGATGCAATTATATTCCAATTATGAATTAAATTTCTGGAATCTCAGATATTCAATGGCACACAGAGGAGAGAAAGGAACCGAGGATAATGTCAAACAGGAATTATTAATAACTAATTATGTTATAAATCCATTAACACCAATAGAAGAATTACTAACTACATGACAGAATTCATTCAAAGACATATCGGTATTACCGAAACAGAACAGACTCAGATGTTAAAAGATTTGGGTTACAATCTCATT